CTACTTGTTTGTGGTGTTAATCCTTCTTCCTGTGCTGCTAAATCATACAGCTTGTTCATAAGAGCATAATTCTGTTCTGCCTTTAAGAGGTTTTGTTTTATCTGTCCCCTGACTATCTCCTCCTGTGTCTTGGCCTGACCCTCCATCTGAATCAAAGCTGCCTGCTGTTGCCCCTCCTGCTGCTTAAGCTGCTGTAAGCCCTGGTTCTGCCTGTCTATGTTGGCCAACTGATCTTCCTGCTTCCTCTGAGCCTGCTTCTCTATACTGTAGGCAAGTTGCTGCCTTATCTCTAACAGGTCTTCCCCTGCTGCCATCCTCTCGGAGAAATACATAGCCTCTGTAACGGGGAGCTCTTGTCTCTCTACTGCTGCAAGCATGTATTGCTTTATCTCTTGGAGCATCTGCTCTGTTGGCCTTGCTTTTAAGGAAATGCCATACTTAGTCCCACTACTCTCTGCCATTATCATAGCCTTGATGTCACTCGGAGGAACCACTCCCGCATACACCGCACGTATCTCAGGGCTCACCCTCAGACCTATCTGCATCCTACACATAAGACTTTCAGCAAGCGACTCCTTTATCTCAAACATAGCATCCATTATAGGCTTTAAAATATTACTCGTAGCCCTTAATGCCGCTTCTGATGTTGCTACAGGGGCTTTGGGGTCGGGTGTTGCTCCAAGAGTAAGCGGGTTTATCCCCACTATCTCCTCTATGAGCTTGAAGTTAAGCTCAAGGGCTGCGGCTGTCTCCTGCATTCTCGCACCCAAGCCCCCCTCAATAGGTGTGACGGGTGTAGCTGCTCCTCCTCCATACTGATTATTGAAGCTATACATATAAGGGAGGAATCCCGTCTGCTTCCACATTGTCACCACCTCTGATGGGTCGAGCTTCTTCCCCCCAAGGGTTATGCCCATGAGCATCCCCATATTCACAGCATGCCCCCTCTCTACCATCTTGGCTACTGAGTTCTGATGTGTGAGCCACGTAATAGCTACACTATCTAATATAGGCTTTAACCTATACATTATGGACGGCTGTAACAACTGCTCTACATGTATCGGGAGGGAAGGTTTTGTATTCTTAGGACGGGCTGCCATGTGGAACTTGCCACTATCCCAACAAATGTCTGTGTCTAATACCCAATAGACTTGTCTCACCAAACGCAAAGGAACTTTTTTGACCTCCTGCTTCATTCCCCTCTCTACCTGTTTACCCGTAAGGGGTTTTATTGGCTTGTCATACGGCACGGTCTTGATAGTCTCTCTGCCGTTAGACCCCGTGTAATACAACCTTTGGGGACTATCTGTATCTATCCACACAGCCCAGAAAACAGGTACTTTGAAGTCATCGTATATATAATTCTGTGTTGCGGGGTCGAGGATGCTTGCCCTCTCATCAAAACCAGCTATTAAAGATGGATTACCACACTGCCCAAGATACTGCCTGGCTAATACCTTCAATTTTTCTTCGGGAATATCAGGACGCTTACGCCTTATATTAGAAATAGTCCACATGGAGAAATAGCCTCCATACTCGCTGTCATGGTAATCATATTCTTGTGAATACTGTATGACCACCCTCTCAGGATCGAGCCACATCGGTTTAAACTGACTGTCCTCTGTATCGAATACATCTGCCGTAGCCCCATACCCTGTAACAACTAAGTCATCCAACACTTTTTTACGGACAACACTGTCCCACCTGCCTGCCTTAAACGAATGCCTAAGCAACTTCTGCATAGCCTTAGCTATATTCAACTTAAACCCTTCACGGGCTTCATAGGCATCAAGTTCTTCTTTTGTCTTGGGGAAGTTAACATCCTCGTCTATGGGGATGCCTGCGTTCTTCTTAAACTCCGTGATAAACTCCCTTTCCTGAGCCTCAAAGAATTTCTTGTACTTCATAAACTCCACTAAACCCCTACTATCACTATCTATTGTATCAGCGAAAATATCAAAGTCAAACTTATCCAACATACCATGGATAGAGTTCATTATCTTAGCAGCAGGAGAAAGGTTTTGCCATAAAAGATTATACCACCCTTCACGCTTAGCTCTCTTCGTCAAAGGACTTTCATCATAAACCCCTGCATCTGTCTGCTGTGACGGAGAAACACCTGTAAGAAATGATTTGTATTGATTGGGGTCTTGGTTCCCGCTTGCGAGAAGACGCAGATCTCTGAAACAGGAGGATATATTAGCAAAGTCATACCCCCACGCCGTCTTGTTGTTCAGCCACAGGGAGTAGATAGCCTCTGCCCACATCTTGTGATATTGCTCGTCTTTTTTATCGGGGTCTATATCCCTGCTTGGAAACACCCTCTCTTGGAGATAACCATCTATCTTAATCATCGTTCTTTATGAAAACTTTTCACAAAGATAGGCATAATTCATAAGACAGTATTTTGCACGACTATGGGAATAATGCAACCCGTGCAATTATTGCACAAGTTAAATACGAAATTACAACGGCCTGCTCTGCAAGAATGGGCATCCCCCAAGGTCTATCTCCAAGTTAGCAAACCGCTCCTCTGCCTTGCCATCGGGACTCATACTACCCATCAGAGCCGCACCAAAGGCTGCAAAGCCATCATATTTATTCATTTCCTTCATTGACCTAATATTCCTCGCCTCTTCTACTAACTCTATGATAACCTCCTTGTGAATGCGAGTTTCTATGTAATCCTTCCATTCTCCGAATAAGGTGTTTTTGGTTGGCTCTGAGGCATAATACCCTGGCTTCTCTGATCTCTTACCCGTGCGTGGGTCTATCTGATATTTCAAAAAACCCCCTCTCCCTCTCTCTAAGATATACTCCCACAGCCTTGTCTTGTTATTCTCAGGGAAGATGAAACACGAGAAATACTCAGCTACCATAAGCACATCCTCGCAATACTCTTGAAGGCTTGCAGGTCTGTATCTGTAATAACACACACACCTACGGCTATCCCAATCCATTGGGTTTTCGCTTCTGTCTAACTCGCTGTCATGCTCCCATAATACAGCTATTCCCCCATCTGACTGCCGTGACCCTCCCGACTTATCATCATTGTTAAATTCTACGGGGTCTGCCCCTACTGTGAACTTGGTCTTACGTAGAGGCTCATACATAGGTACATAGTCTTGCTTGTTGACATCCCATCCCATGCCCTGTCTCTTTAAATTAGTGAGTTCTTGGGGTAAGTCCATAGCCAAAATAAATTTGCCCTTATCGGGTTCTGTCCTCCAAAAAACCCTCCCTTCTGGGTCATTATTAGAACGATAGAAGTTACCTACCTTTAAAGGTAATTTGTCTAAGGACTTCAGCTTCCTTAACTCAGCAAGCCTGCTGTCCATCTTCTCGTAGTTAAACCCCAAATCGCCTGATGTACCTATAAAGAGTTCATTGCTTCTCCATGGGTACTTCTTTATGTATGCCCTATAGCTCTGCATAGCTGATGGCGTGCCCTTCTTTAAGAAGTCATCTCTCTTCTCTCCCTGGTATTGCTTTGCCCCCTTGCCCAACTTGGCATATACGGCATCGGGAGGTGCTAAGGCTAATTGTCTCTCTGTTGGCGAGTCTATCACACTCTTACCAAACGGGTCTATAAAACCCTCCTGCCCGTCATAGGAGGGAAAGAAATAAGCCCCAAGCCCTGATGTAGTCTGTCCATTGTCACCTCTTTGATAGAAATCCGACAACTCAAGCATATTAAGAAACGCCTGCCCTGCTGCGCTAATGTCCTCTACGGTGGATATATGAGAGCAATATCCCAATATCTTCGTACCATCACCCGTAGCCATGGCATTCTTGTTAACATCCCAGCGAACAAGGACGTCTGCCCCTGATGAGTCTTTACCTTCCTCATCAAAAACTATCATGCCACTGAACTTACTGCCATCCTTTTTGGTCTCGGCAGCCGATACCGTATAATCAATCACAGACATAAGGGCCTCATGCATGAAGGAGGTTTTGGGAGGGATGTACTTTATCTGTCCAGGCATACTGCTGCCAAACCATAAAGGACGTATGAAAAATGGTCTATTGGCCCACGCAGGGAGTAGGTGTTGGTTGTAATGTTCTTCTGTACTCTCCCCATCTTTAGATATGATAGTGCTATACTTACCAAAACCCCTCTCGGCATCTTCTATCATATCATTCAACCCCATAATAGTAGAACCATTACGCCTTGACTTAGGAAGAATATCCCCATAGAATAACCGTAGATTTACATCTATCATTTTATATGTGCCATCTTCTTCGGGCACAGCGTAGCCTTTCTCATCCCTACGTGCGAATGTTTCTGTAGCACTACGTAGGTAATCCCTAAAGAGAAACTCTCTCCTATGCCTATCCCTATACTCAGGGAAACCCTCGTTCTCTTTAACATCAGGCATATAGAAGAAATTGAGAAACATGAAATGCCTCCCTGTGATAAACGTGGGCTGCCCGTCATTATAAAACCAATAACCATATAGCCTGTGCCACCAAACCTTTTGTATGAACGCTATCTCTGTTTCATACTCTTCGGGATTATCTTCTATCTTACTCCAAAACCTGTCAATAATCTTATACCCCGTAATGGTCTCTTGCCTATTCTGCTTCTGTAACTCTTGTAGCTCACCTATTACTTCTGCCTCTAAAGATTTTAATCGTTTGGGCATTTCTAATCTACGGAATCGCTGTTCGTCTGGATGCAATCCGTATCCGTCTATCATATCCTTGCGTTTAGGCGCAACAGGAAGAGACAATACTATCGTCCTTCTATCGGGGTCTCTGTCATTAATGCTGTATGACCTA